GTTTAAGTACTGTAAAATATAATCGGTAAGGAAACGAGCGTTATTGTCCGGGTTGTCCAGGTCATAATTAGTTAATTTCATAGGAATGCTCGAGGCTTCCAATGACCTATTCCATGCTCTTATGAGTTTGTTATATGATTCAGTGTTACTACCGAAATCGGTTTCCGTTTTAATAACATAATAAATTAAATTAGGAACATATGATTCATACATTTCCTGAATGCCAGATGTGGGGTTATTAGCATCCCACAGACCCGAAGGGATTACCATCTGCACTGCGTTTGTTAAAGCTTGTCGTGTTCCTTTTGCTTTGTATAAATAAATTGCTTGCTTAAGTTGTTCTCTCCATTTAGCGGGGTCGGTAGTAAAGAATGTCCATCCAAGGTATCGACCTAGGTATTGTAAAAATTCTTCTGGGCACTCATCAATATCTAACAAAAACTGTACGTCTCGAATAGTGTCTTTAACATCATAAAACGCATAAGCTAAAGCTTTCAACATTTTGCCCATAGGACCTGCATTCTCCATTCGTCTCACATCGAGACCGAGCAAAGAAGCATTTACAATATCTTTAAAGTATAGAGAGTTGGGGTCATCTTCATTAACCCAAACATTCACCATCGTATCCAGGGCGCTTACTAACTGTGAGCCTGACGCATAATAATTGTCGGCGTAGACCGACGACAAAACGTTAAAAGGAGGGGGTAAGTAGTTTTGTCGAATTTGTGTCCAACTTGCTCCTCCCCCTAAACAATTTCGGAGAATCCATTTCATTAACATGGACACACCTTTAGCTTCCGTAATATCGTTTCCTAAATAAAGGTCCTGCGTTATCCCACTAAGTAAAATGGAGCTGGGAGCAATAGAATTCGTGTCTTCGATTCTACCACTTGTATTTAACATATAAGCCCAACCTAACTTATCTAAAAGTTCATTTTGTACAGAAGAGACCGAGTTTTTGGATGCGTCTACTATAGAACTATACCCAGAAACGAACTTCTCAGTTACAAAATTTAAATGGGTGTTCGGGAGAGCAGATGTTATTACGAAAGAACTAAAATCATTGACGTTAGTAAAATCACGTAAAGATTTATTTAATGGATTAAGTACATGTCGTTCAAAAGTATAAGGAGAAACTCTACTTATCTTATTAAAAGGAACAAAATAAGGAACAAACCGAATACTTGAATAGGTTGCTCCTGCTGACCCTCCGAATTGTACGGAGGAGACAGGGATATCGATTAGTGACGACATATTTTTTGCAGTGTAAAGAAGCTTTGCTAATACATTATATTGCAAATCTTCTTCTTCACCGTACAAACTATATTCTGTCTCGTCGTAAAACTCGGGCACTATCCGCTTAATTACTTCTATGTAATTAGCTTTAAAATGCTCTTGTTCTGGTCCACTGTCTGATGCCATTATACTAATTCGACTGTAAACTCAAAGTTATTGAGTTGGATAATTTCATTGAAATTTAAATATATATCGGAGTCGATATTATTAACCTTGAAGAATCTCACTTCAGGAACTTGTAACATGTAATTATTGATATCCGCTAATGAAAGTACTTGACCAAATTCCATATTATCTATATTAAAGTATTTTATTAACTCATTTGCCGCTTTTTGTTTGATATTATCTGCGTTCCGGCGATTACTTTTATCAATGTAAAGGGTTGCAACTAAATCTAAGGTTCGAATAACCCCATCAGAAACAACAATGTCATCCGTAAGCATTTTATAATTTTGGAAGTAATCCAGTAGTTCTTTTTTAAATGCTACAGAAGCTCGTTCAAGTTGGTTCTCCGAGGCTTTTCCCAACACAAACAAGTCAATAACGTTAGCGGCTGCGCCATTTTTACGCAAGGATGCTATGGCTTTGGCTGATTTTCCCGTGGTTCCAACAAAGCTATTTGCTAAAGTGTTATAATCCTCTCCGGTAACCGCTCGATACTGTGTTCGAAAGAAGTATGGTGCGTAGCGTTTCGCATGCGCGACGCTTTCCGCAGCAGTGCCTCCTGTCCCTTTTGTCGTGTTTATTATATCCGCGGATATGTTAGTGACTCCGTTGAGTACGTTAATAGTTTCAGATAAACTTTCTCTTGCTATATCTCCGTTTACTCCTCCTCCTGTTCGAAAAGTAACTACGTAATTTGCGCCCGGTGTAGGCATTCTTCCTCGAACTCCATCGCCAAAAAGTAAGGTACATGTCATATCTTGGTTATACTTCTTTTCAAATACAGGAGTTAGCCCGCCAGACGCAACATACAAATTGGATATTTCATTGTAGTAAGTGCCACCATCTTCAGTAGATGATACTCCAATACTACCTTCAATCACGGGACCATTTTTTATGGAAATGGACTGGCGGTTAGCGTCATTCCCGAATCTTCCAATCTGAGATTGAATTACCCCTTCCAATAACATAATATTGGTAGTTTGTGCTGCAGCCGTAAAATCACTTTTAGGTATTGTAAGGTCTTTGGACCAAAGATTTAAAGTTCCATCAGCTTTTTGGCGCATAATAGAATAAGTAAGAGGGGTGCCACTACGTTGATTTACTACCCTTATTCTTCTATCGCTTTCTTTTATAACAACACCTCCGGACCATATATAACTCGAATTAACTAAAGAAGGTAAACTTAATCTTCCTGAGGCTTTAGAAGCGGTCGGTCCCTTCATAGATACGCCAATTAACTGCAGTAGTCGGGAAAGGTTATTTCTATCCTTTACAGTATCGACATACATTTCATTAGCCGTCATGTCTGCACGTAAAGTTAACGTGGTTGCCATATAAGCAAACATTTCTAACAGCATTTGACCTAAATCGGATGCAGCAAAGTTATTGTAGTCCAGAGGGTAAACGGATTTTAAGTAATTTTGTAAAGCTGCACGGTAATCGTTAAAACCGTTAAGGTTATAATCAATTAAGTCGGGTTTGCGGTCATCAGGAATCTGTCCGAGTTTTAAGAAATCGGATTCTATGGTTCCGTCAAACCCGGAAGTATTGTACAGTCCGTTGAAAAATTTGGAATAGTCTTGTGCCATATTATACAGTTAGAGCCACAGTTGTCGTGGTAAGTAAATCATTCTTCGTAGAAAGTACCAAAGATATAGTTAAAGTGTTTAGTTCTTCGTTAGGAACGAGGTCGAGTTTCTGTACGACAACACGAGGTTCGTACGTAGCGATAGTTTGAGTAATTTGTGCTTGTAGGGTAGATATCAAAGTGGTGTCAAGAGGTTGAAATAAAGAGCGACGGATATCGGTGCCATAATCTGGTCTCATTACTCGTGCTCCTCTACTCGTCATAATGAGTTGAATGACGCCATCTCTTAATGAGGTCAAATTTTCATTTTGAGAACATACTCCTCCCACTCCATCAAACCTCATAGGAAATGCAAAACCTAAAATATCGGTTCTATTTTCGGTTTTTTGATAAGGTAGATTGAAATTGACCATCGTGTTATGGGGTTAATATATTTTTAAAGAAACCTTTTTGTGCATCAAAATTAGATAAGGCTTCAGTAGTAGTTAGGGGCTTTCCGTAAATCTTGAAACTCCCTACAAAACCATCTAATCCACTACGAGGAATTACCCTTACATCAGGACCAGCCGACCCTTTACTGCTAGATAGAGGAGGGGAATGTTGCCCGGTGATATAGGTTTTCCCGGTTATTGTTGTAGTATTAACATCAGCTCCCGGCTTAGTTTGTTGGTAAGTGTTGTTTGTGTTAGAACCGAGGAAACCCATTGGGCGATAATCGGCTCCTTCAATACCTGGGATATTGTCTGTATATCCTCCTCCGATAATCCACGGAGTGAACACCGGGAAAGCGACTCGCTCGGGGGTTAGAGGTTCGTCGTAAATGTTAACGCCTAAGAAACTTTCTTGGCTTGGCGCGGTTCCTCGAGTTGGGTCTGAAGGTAAAGGTGGGTGTTTACCTATTTTAGCTGCAGTTGGCATAACCGACCTGTTAGGGGCAACACCTAATACATCTGATAGGGACGAGGTGCTTAGTAATTCCCCGTCTAGACAAACCCTAACTTCGTTTATTTGATAATCAAAGGCGACATTAAAGTGCAGGTACCCGCTACTTACGTCCGCTATACTTGACCCGCTGTTATTTTTGGTTCCGCTAGGAATAAACATTCCAATCGCGGACACATCTGCCGGTCTAGGAGCCCTAACATTACCCCATTTTTCAGCTAGACATACACTATGACCCCAACTAGTATTCGGATTGCGGGTGTAATTTTGGTTTTGTCCTACGGTAGGAGCTATAAAAAACTCAAGACCGCTAGTTGCGAAGCCACTGGTTTTTTCAGGCGTTCCTTTATCTCTCCATCCCATCATCATACCTACTGTTTTTGTTGCGTCTGTTGTTTGGTTTAATGGGTCGTTAGGATTAGCTAATACAAATTGTCCTGGGACAGGTCCGCTATTCTCGTTAGCAAAAACTAGACGGTACCTATGCTCATCAGTCATGTCTCTGTGAACTTTGGGGACATACGTCCAAAAATCCAAGGTTACTCCATCCATACTGTAAAAAAGATTATCTAATAGTCTGCTTCCCTTGTTAGGTTGTCTGTATTCCTCAAAATCTTTGGTAATATTTGGGAGCCTTGCATAAGAACCTTTAACATTAGCCCATACTGCAGATTCGGACAGGTGCATATCGTAAATGGTTCCTCCAAAATAAGCAGTTCCTACTCCAGAAGGGAAAAGTCGTTGGGCGCTTGTTCCTACTAACTTAGCGTCAAGTCTGGTCGAACCTTCAGCTGCATTATTTAATGCGTACAAGGTTCCTGATGGTTGAGTTATAGCTTCAGGGTCTAAGAAATTATAACATGCAACCAATTTGTCGCCAACGATATCATCAGTTAAGGACTTGTATAGAGGGTTAGAACCACTCAAACTACGAGTACCCTTTCTTTTAACCCAGTCGCCGAGAGATGCAGGGTCTACGGATAGCTTATCACTGAAATTTTCAGGGGTATTAGGAGCTACTACATAACGAGCCTGGTGAGGAACCACTACTGTATCTAAATCTTCGGAAAAAAGTGTAAGTTTAGTCTGGGTGTCTAGGGTAATGTCCTCTTCTCGTAAATACGAAAAATCATTTAAGGGGATACGAGGTATTTGTTTCCATTCACCGACCGCAGCCATTACTGTATTTTCATTAGCGACGTCGGTAATCTCATTTGTGGATTTATTCCAGGCTACAGTTTTAGGACCTTCATCAGTCTGTATGGATAAAAAAGTAAGCCTTTTTAGTTTGTTATTTAAATCTTTATAACGTAAATTGTACTCAAACGCTTTTCCTATAGGATTTTGATATTGAAAAAATAATCCTTCTCCTAAAGGATGGTCACGTGTTGTAAGGAAAAAGTTATCTCTACCGTAGACCGCCGCTAAATCTAATTGTTTTTTTCTTTTCTTTATTTTTTTATCGTAAGTTGCGGCAACTCCGGCTAATTGAGCCGTGTAAGATTGGACCAGGGCATCATCATCACCGTATCCATTGCCTATTAATTCAGTTACGTAACCCGATACTTCGGTTATTTGAGATATTTTATCATCTTGAAATTGCTGTAGCACATCGTCAAAGTTATGATAAGCCTCTGCTAGAGGGTTTCCCTTTCCTATATCACTATCTAAGTGAAATACTGTGCCGAGGTTTTCTTGACTATCTTCTTCTGAGAAGGTTAGTCCTCTACCTCCGGCATTAGAAGCGTAATCTAAATCCCATGTTTTAGGACTTCCTTCTAGAGGATTTATAACAGGAACTTCTTCAGTGCGTGAGTTATAATATAGCCCGTCTTTAGACAAAATAAATTTGTTACCCGCAGAGATAGGAGGACCATACTCTAAATCAAAGATAGGCTCCTTTTCTCCTACACCAGAAAATACAAGCGCCAGCGCTTCCTTTCGGGCAGCGACTTCCGCGAGAGGAGTAATGACTTGTCGAGTTACTAAAATATCATAATCAACCTTAGCGTCTTCAATTTCTTTTCTAATTTCGGGAGGTAACCCAGGTAAGTCCAATACCGCAAAATTAATTTCTGGTTCGGGTTCGATTCCAGCAGCTCTTTTGCGTAACGTGTCGTTTATAACTTTTTGATTTTTTTCAAGTAAACCTAAAAGAATATTAAGAGCTGCTACTGCGCCCCTATAGGCTGCGATACAAGCATATACATTAGCCGCATATTTATTTATCGTGTTGAGACCATCTCCTGCGAACTCAGCTACGCTGTCATACATCTCCGATAAAGTTGATTCCTCGGGCTCGCCTGGTACTGTTCCGGGAGCGAAAGGTGAGTATCCTGTAGCTGCAACAGCTTTTACGGCGTTGGCATCTGCTTGGGCGGTAGCAGGGGAAGCTGGGTCTGTACTTCCCGCACTTATTTGTTGGCGTCCATTGGTGCTGGTAACCACATCTGATTTTCCTTCTAATGCATTGGCTTGTGTTTCATTAGATGCGATTTTATTTCTTATGGTACTCGCTTGGTCCACAAATAAATTTGCCATGGAGATGAGGCTTTTCGTACTCATCAAGGCGGTCATAGCTTCTGTAAGGGCAATCATTTTCTTGTATTATTTAGGGCGGTTAGACGTTTTAAATGGATTATGCTGTTTCCGGTTGGATAGGAGGGTCGAAGTTATCTGGGGTAGGGTCGGCGTTTAGAGGTGCGCTCGCATAGCCTTGTGTGGAGAAATCGTTGCTATTGCCCCCTGTGGTTTCCACCGTGGTCGCGACAGGTAGCCCAAGGTTTCCTGTGCCTGTGCCGGTGCCGGTAGAACTTATAGCTATACCGTCCGCAGGTACATTCATAGTGGTCAGATGTGAGTGGTTAGAGAAGGTGACCCCTCCTAAGCTCATTTCGGAACCTTGTTGACCGGTAATCTGAATGTTAGGTGTGTCGATGGATATTTTTTCCGACGCTATCGTGATTTTAGAATTTCCTACACTTAATGTTATGGATTTAGTGGCAGTAAGGTCAATGGTCCCATTTATTCCTAGACCACTCACTCCGATATGACCGTTTGAACTTCCGTTAGTTAATCTAATTTTTTTACCTTTCGCAGCAGCACCGATAGTATTATTAATATCTCCGGCTCGGGAAATAGTGTTGATGTCTCCAACGGTTTCAACCTGTATTACGGGCTCCGGGGTTTGAGTGTAAATAGAGAGACCGTTATTGTCGCTATCTAATAACTGCAGGGAATTTCCTCCAAAAGATGCAGGTGCATCACTTAAACATAATCTTTTTCCTAAAGCGGTTCGAATAACTATTTCGTCTTGGTTGCGTTCGGGAGTTATTTTTTTAGTCATTCTTAAAGAGTGACCAGCCGGATGTTTAAAGACGTAAGAGTTAGGTAGGTTATTATCTGCGTAAATGGTGTCTTCGTCAGGACACCCAGCACCTGCGGTGGCTGCGTTTGACACCCCTCGTGGCGGAGTGTACTCAGGAACCTCATTTTTAGCGACTTCCACATCCGTTTTAGCGAAAGGCTGAGATATAAAAGATTTAGGGGTCATTTGTCCTGCAGGATATAAACACCCCATCCACACATTGGTTACAGGAGGATTTTTTGAAGGTATCGTAGCCACTAAAACAGTTGCACCTATCCCAGGCACAGCGAAAAGACCGGCTCCCCCGCCCCCTACAGGAGATACATACGCGCACGGTAGCGTTTTATCTCCAAAAATATCAGACTGTACTTGTATCGTCCCGCTTTTACCACTGTCGCTACACTCTCTCACAATCCCAAACCCAAACGTTGGGACTGCAGCGGTCTGCCCAAAAGCGGCTTCCCGTTGGGCGGGGGTTGTTACTAAATTTGATTCTGCTTGAGAAACGTAAGAAGACTCGTTGGATGGGGATGGTGTAGGCATTATATTTTTAGAAATTCTCCGGGGATTTTTACCAAAGATAACGAGGTGGTATATCCGTGGTCTGGGGATAAATCGTGTTTTATTCCAGTGATTTTATACCGTCCACTGAGCCAGTGAAGACCGGATTTTGTGGCACTACTTCTACCAAAATCGCCTCTAGGAGAGTGAACGTCTAGATGTACATTTCTCGCAAAAAACTCCGCACCCATTATATCTATTTCTGGAATACCTAATGTAGTTAGGTTTATAACCCAAGATTCGTTTTGTGCTAGCTCAATGTAGTTCCATTTGGCGTCCATAGCAGCATCACTAACCTCGGATAATTTTTTATAAAAATGACTTACGTCCAGTTGACGGTACATCACGTCGTAAGACGTATGGGACGACTCCTGAATCGGGTATCCCTTCTCATCAAATTTAACAGGGAACAGTAGCTCAGCGATATCTTTGGTTCCAAGGATGCTTGTAATTTTTCTAGCTGAGGAGATATCTTTAAACCCTTCATCAAGAAGGTCCTGGTCTGAGAATTCGGAGAGTAGTTGTGGGAAGGCGTCTAAATACTCTTTATGGATGGTGTAATTTAGTGTTTTTATGTTTGTTACCTCGGTGATTACCTCGTTTACTTCCGCCAATCGAGCCGTGGCTGCTTGTCTATCAGCTGCCTCAGTCGCACCAAGCCTACGCTCATCTAATTCTGATAATTCCTCACTGTAGGAGTTCACAAAAACAAATTTTATCAGTTCGGTTAGCTGACTATCAACTTCTGCGCTATCTAGCGATTGAGTTTCAAATAGCTGTTTAAGGTCGGTATATTGTTGGCTTGCATAAAAAGTTTGGGGGATGTTGTAAAGCGTTCTAATGTCTCCCCTAAACTTTAAATCTGTTACAATAGAACCCTCTGTTCCATAACTTAAAAATATATCATTTTTGTATTTAGGATGTGTGCGGGTGATTTCTGGGAAGGAGTGAACGCGAGCTAAAAGATTACCTTCGAACACGTCATTAATCCAACTACTTCTCCCAATAAGAACAAGGACCGGTTTTACTTTCTTAAACCTCTCATGCAGCTCTTTGGGGAAGTACTTAGTAAAAATACCATTAGGTCCAAAAGTTTGAGCAAATCCTTTCGGAGTTAATGAGTTGCAATCTATTTGTTGGACTACATATTTGTCTTTTTCCCCTACAATTAATTTATTAATTCCGTCAATAACCTTACTCCAAGTTCTGGTTATGTGGGGGGTCATTGAAACTCCGGTACCTAATCCTATTGTTACCTCGTGTTCGTACATCCCAATCCCCGCATAAGCCTTAGCTAGTTCGTTTGCTAAGACTTCTCCCTCCGCGCCATACATCTCATGCATTCGTTGTCTATACCGCTGCTCTGAGGCAGCCGGGTTACGAAGCCAACCCCTCGTCGTTTGCCCCCAGGTCAAGAGATTTTGCCATAGGTCAAAGCCCTCTAAATCTATAGTATCTCTTTTAGCTGCTAAAGACAGCTCACTGTAACACTCTAAATATACTTCTTTTATTTTTCGTATTGTTGCCGGGGTAGGCATTAGTTTAATGAACGGTTGAGCTTTATCGCTTAGGGAAAGATTTAACCCTAATATATTCATATCCCCAATACCGGTGACTCTATCGCCACTTGGGTGTGTGTCGTCGATATCCGGATTTTTGTAATAATAAATCACTCGTTGTCGAAATCCGCCTGCCGGCACTACAGGGGGGTTGGAAGCGCCGGTGGACGGAGGGTTGTAAGCAGGGTCATCTACCCTGTCCGCGGTATCATCTGGCGCGTAAAGCAGAAGGCTTAGGTCTTCGTTTTTGGGATGCATGTAATCACCCTCTACAACAAATTTCTGGGGGTATGGATTGCCTAGGAATTGGCGAATGATTGCCTCTCTACGTAGATATACCGATGGCATGAGGTCGTACGCACGGCTATTTGGGGTGATTGTTGGGTTTGCATTTACCGCATTTTCCAAATCTACCACTTGCAAATACAACTTTTCCAAATCATCAAAATGAATATAGTCGCGTTCGGTAAAGGTCTGGACCCTATTGCGCTCCGACCCCCGGCGGCTCATTATTTTTTGCTGGTATTTTGGACCTGCGGGAGTTCCGGATACAGTGATGTGTCCTAGATTCATAAACATCTCCCCATCCAAATCATTATCGGTGTCAATGTTGTAATTTATGTCCCGAGGAGCTTCAAAGGGTATTTTTTTGGCTAGGGCTGTTGATACGGCACCAGGGTCTTTAGCCTGAGGAGGAGCGGGCATCGGTTTAACTGTAGTAGAAGGAATATAAAAGGATAAATATTTTATACCTAATTCTGCTGTATCAAATAACATCCCGTCTTTCTGCTGGTTAAAAGCTTCCCCCAGCGAGGAGTCGGCAGGAATAACATCCCAAACCTCAGGAGGGAGGTATGCTACAGGTTTTCGATTTTTTCGTGCTGAAGAATAACCGCATGAGATTCCTAAAAAATCGAAGGTTTGCTTGTACGCATTTATCCAAGTAAGGTTAGCCTGGGAGGGTTTAGATTGAGTGTCGCTAAAATCTTTTCCTGCTGCAAGGTCTTGGGGGAGAGTTATTTCCACGAGTGATTCCCCTTCTTCGGGCACTAACATCTCGGGGGTGGAGCTAGCGCTAAAGTTTTTAGGTCTTGCTTCTTCCTCTGAAGCTTTATACGCCAGATACTCATTCCATTGCAATACAGCTAAATTGTTTACTAACGTATCTAACTTTTCCATATTACTATTTCCTGTCTCGAAAATAGGCAGTACTCCTTTAAAGACGTTCGCATATTTGGTCATAAGCTCTGCGATACACACACTGAATGGTTTTAATGTATTTACCTGACCTGCCAAACCCAGAACGTTTCCCGCAGAAGCCTTATTGACATCAAAATACAAACCAAGTCCATCAATCTTAGTAAGTTGTGGTCTAATATTAAAAACCTCATTGTCTACTAAATTAGTAAACCAATCTATCAGATGAAGTTCAATAACTTTATCTTCGTTAGCGTTAAAATCATAGTTGCACCCAAAAAGAACACATTTATGTATTCGAGACAAACCTTCTTTTTCGTTCGTTCCATAACCCCATCTGACATACAAAAAGGGTAATTGTTTTCCTCTTTTTAAAAGTTCTTGTTGAGGAGTATCACTTAACGCAGTTATAGTTGTTTGGGCAGCCGCTTGTTTAGCTGCCTCTGCATAATAATCATAAGAAGTGTTTGATGCGGGAAAAGCTGCGTTATAAATACCGAAAAGAAACAGTTCTAGCTCGTTGGTAGGGTTTAACAGCCTTATACGTACTGTTTCTGAGGAAACGGCGCCTTCTCCAAGCTCAACCTCGAATTTTTGAACCTTGCCCTGCAAGTTGGACGGGTCAGACATACCATAAAACCCATCTGCTAATGACAGTGCGGCGTCATTGAATGTACTGGTGCCTCCCTCAGCGGTTTCCTCTGTAGTTAGAAGGTCACCATACCCCGATGATATGTACACCGACGCGACATTATTAGCGTTAAATGCCCGTGTTTCGGTATCTTGAGGAATTTCTCCAATCATTTATTATAGTTGAGGGATTATTATTTGGGTGCCTGCTTTTAAATCAGCTTCGTAATCATAAACTGAATTTGCTTCGACGATTAACCACCACATTAGAGCTGTTCCATATGCGGCGTAAGAAAGTAAATCCGGTCTTCCTTCCATATCATTGGGTACAACTGCAACTTTATAATTAGTTGCAGTACTTTGATTATTTAAGAAAGATAAGTAAGCCGGAGAACTTCCTATATCTGTTATAGTCTTTCCGCGATGAGAAATAACTCGTCCTGGGAAAATACTTGCGCGGTCGTTAGAGAAGTTTGCCATAATTATCTGGAGAAGAACTGCTTTCTTGCAGTTTGAGTTCTGTCCTTGAGTGAGTCGCCCGTCGCAGGAAGTGGGTTCCAGGACCATCCCTCTTGGAGTATATTTTCCCAGCCAGGTAATGCCTGGATGGGGCTGGAGGAGGACCAACTGTTTCCATGAACGTTTCTCATTTCTTCGAGGGTTAAAGAAACTTTTAATCTTTGAGAAAATAAGGATTTAGTGTCATATCCTGCATCCTCGACTGGCTGTAAACGATAATCTTTTACAATACACGGAACAAAGTCATACATAGCTCCAAATTTTAAATGAACTAAGGGAGGTCCTTTTACCCCTACTTCTCCACTTCCTATTACAGAAGCTCGAATATGATTACACACATATTGAAATAAGGAGGCTAATTTGGCGTACCCAGATTGGGTACCCATCGTGTATACTAAAGCGTCGTTCCACTGAGACTGTACGTTATTAGGAAGAGGACCGAAAGGACCCTCGGTTCCATCTCTGGGACGGTCATCTATCTCATTAAGATAACGTGCGGCTATTCCAGTTTGAGACTTAGCAATATCATCCAGTTGTTCTATTGTAACGGTTTGATTAGGAAATTTACCGGTGTAGGGGTTGTTTGGCATAGTAGGAGGTTGAGGTTGTTGTAATATAGCGCGATTAAGTGCTCCTGCTGTCCCAGTTTCTTCCTTGCCCTTAGAGTTTAGGATTTTGAGTTCACTTCCAGTATCTCGCAATATCACATCCTTTACGTACGCTTCTATAGCTGATATTTCCTCGTTATCCAAAAAAGGGTTTTCACTGAACATGGAGAGAATTTCACTTGTAGGTACCATTGATGCCATGTGTATTAAACTGTAATGAATGTCTACCCTAAACTGTCTGGCTTGGGCGCCAGTAAAGAGACGGACGGGCTCATCTCTTAAGAAAATTTTATTTTCCGCGTAGTTGGATTTCCGGCTCTCAATAATCATGGGGTTTTCATAAAAAGGTAGCCATCGTTTCATAGGGTGCATGGACCTGTTAGTCGCACCATAATAAAAGAGAAGACCTGCTCGCTTTTCAAGGGCTTGGTTAATTTGAAATTTATCATTATAACCTAATGCTTGCGAAAATATAAATTTAGATTTGTCAGATGCCATAATTAAAATTGGTTAACGTTTGTGGTGAACTGGGGTGCTGTATTATCGGAGAACTGAGCGTCTTCTTGTACTTCGAGCATCCTGCGATTGGTCCCAGCATTTCTCTCTAGAACCATTAAATTTCGTGTAAGAACATCGTTTATTTTTAACAGTACGTCATGTCTTTGATGGGCGCCTGCTCGTGCGCGACGCTCTCGCTCCTCTGCTAAACGTCTGACTTCTTCAGTGGTTTTCCCAACATGCTCATCTTGGGCAAACATATCCCTTAATAACTCCTTTGTCTCCTGAACATGATTTTGAGTTGATTCAAAGGTTTTTCCTATTTGGGTGCCACCTATATGCCCTACCAATGCACCGATGCCAGCCCCTAGTAGAGCTCCTACTGGTGTGAAGGCTGACCCTATCGCGAAGCCCGCTGCCGCGCCTGTCAGAGCACCGGCAGTGCCTCCAATGTCTCTCTCCCTCGCTTGGTCTGGCTCTGCGTTTATTATGTTCATCGCGGAGTTGGCGGTAAGAGCGGCTGCTGTCAGGAGAGCACCTATGCCAACCAAATGTTTGCCACCCAGTCCAAGAATGCTGCCACCGCCAGCACCTATGGCAGTATGGAGAGATATTGCGCCATTAGTTACTTCTATAGCCGTAAGTAGAGCTATTACAGCAGGAAACCAAGTGCTTAAAGGGGATAGGGTATTGGCGATACCTTGCTGTATGTTAACCGCAGTCGCTTGCATTGTAAACATTCTAACCTCAAGTTGGCGGTCAAGGTCAAGTTGATTCATGTGCTGGACAGCCTGTTTCATGTCCTGCTGCCTGAGTTGCGCGATTTCTCCGTGCATAAGTTGAGCTACGCGGAAATTTTCTGCGGTTATATTATGCGACGCCTCCAGTCTCCCGAAATGAACACCTGCACCCAATTTGCCTGTGGCGCCCATACCTAAAGCCAATGTTGTATCCATTGCTTTCGTGACTGCCGCTGCAAGTTCGTCTTCAGACATGCCCCCAGTGAATCCTATACCTAGACGGGCTGCTTTTAAAAACCCTTCTTCTCCTGATACCAAACTGGTAACGAATCGAGAGGCAGCAGCTGCCATCTCGGAGTTACCTTGGGTCATTCGAGCAACAACCGCCTGAACCTTGGCGCTCATCTCAGGACCAAGTTCCACCGTGGTTTTCATCAGCGCAGTTTTCATAGAATTTATGGCAGAGATTAATGCATTTGTACTCATGCCATTTTCATTTGCAGACTCCACGATAGAATCCGCTAAATCTCTACCAGCCTCTTCGCTCATACCTAGAGCTTCAATATTAAATCTGCTCATCTCAATCATACCTTGAACATTGAGACCTAAGGCTTTTGCAGCTATTAACCCTTCTTTACCAGATTTAGTCATGTTCCCTAAACCTGCCTCAAGAAGCATTTGGCTTGTTTCGAGCCCTTCTGTCATGGTCGTGAAACCAGTGTCAATGGACCCTATCAATTGGTTTGACTGGGTTCTAGTGCCCGCAGTTTGACGGGCTATTTGTTTTACAATACTTTTATTTGACTGAGCTGCATCTTTAAAAACACTAGTAATACTCATAAACCCTGCTTTTAATCCTAGCATCGCTACAGTATTGGATTTTAAAGCATTAACAGTGGTTTTTACGCTATCCTTAGCATCTTTCTCCTTATCTCTGTCCTTTTGGAAATTCTTCAACCCATTGATTGCTTCAATCAATTGTTCTGTTACGGAATCGGGAATTTCTGCCATAATATTATGCCTGTACCTTATGTAGGGCTCTTACCTTTCTAACGTTATACGTCCTAATACAGCATTCAGGGTCCTGACCGGCTATATCCTTAATGTCGTTGTACGATACTGACCCTACAGGAAGATGACCAAACTCAAGGATTATCTGGGCTCTAGTTTCAGAACCTAAAGTCTTTAAGTTTACTCCATTAAAATAAGTACCACCGTTATCCGCTTTCCATCGTCCTGACACCATGATAATGAAGGGTGATGGGTCACGCCCATCCCTTGCTCTATATTTGAAGGCAAATAAGCAACCCTTGGGTGAAGTTTTAGGTTGTTTCACCGCCGTATCCTGATGAGGGAGCTTCGAGGTTGTTCCTAAATATATAGTTTTTTTATTTTTTACCATTTTTCTGTCAGAATCGATATAGCTTCGACTATATTATATATATTATATAAATTATGAGCGATGAATTAGTCTTGTCCGAGTTCTTAGAGCAAATAGATTTCTGTTTGTCTTTACAGTTTAAAGAAAAATGGAGATACAGGTTTAGTACTCACTTCATAGAAATCTTTCAAGAAAAAGTATTAAACGCTGTAAAGACTGAAAGACCGTTAAAGTTATCTTCCTTACTGTCTACGTACACAAAAAAATATAAATATTCTATACACGAAGTTAGAGACTTCTTTTCCTTAATAGCTATTGAAGATTACTATCCTCTTATTTACGAGGATAAAAAATATATCTCTCAGAAAAAAATAATATTTAAAAACTAACTTATATTATATAAGAACGTATCGTAAAACTACGTTTTGAACTTTTTTCGTGGTTTTTTATTTTTTAATGCTTCTGCATACTCAGCGAGGTGTCTAGTAGGGTTTTGTTTAGGACACATATCTTTATATCCACACCAGTCGCAGAACTGGTTTACTTGCGGAAAGAAATCATCCTTTTTTTTCTTCCTAATCTCCCAAATTTTCTGTGTCAGCTTCTTCATGTACATTAAAACATGAGGCTCAGAAAACTTAAGGTGTACAAATTTATCCAAGTGAGGGTAATAATGCCCTAACGTTATTGAAGAAATAGGAACCGTGTATAAGACTGATATCGCATAAGCGTACAGCAACATTTGAGGGTCTTTTATCAGGTCACGTTTTGTAGAGGGTCTTTTGCTCGTCTTGTAATCAATTACAAGGTAGCCTCCATCGGTACCTTTTACTACACGGTCAATAATACCGTTTACGGCGTACCCTTGTTTAAGCTCTACCGCGAACATCTGTTCTGTGGCAACCTGCTCGCATCCGGATAGAGAGTTGTTAAAATTTAGAAAATTTGTTATGCATTTTTCTATTTTATTTTCCCGCTCTTTATCGAACGTGTAATTCTCCCTAAGTGACTCAGCGAGCTCATGTAACTCCTTTTCTGTGGTAGCGTTAACGCCATCTTCAAAAATCTTATGGATGTACGAGCCGAATTGTAGTGCGTCTGTGTTGGTAGATTTTTCCTGCAAATAATCAATATATTTGAATTTATACTTCAATTTGCATTCGTCGTAGACTTTAATCTTACTAGGTGATACCTTATTAATAAACATGAATGTTCCTCCAGCTATTATTAAAGACTATTTGTCGGAAAAGTTTGCAGAAAATACGCAATCTGGACGAGAATTTCGTACCGACTCCATATTTACCGCGGACGACAAGCAGAAGCTTTATATTAACCTGGATACGGGACTATGGACCGATTTCAAATCCGGGGAAAAAGGAAACTTCTTCCAACTCATCTCGCATGTAGAGAATGTTCCTTACACAGCCGCCCGTTCGTTCATAAATAGAATTGCGTTTGATAAAGGAGTCAACCTCTTTGAAGTATCTACCCTTAATGTCGAGAATGAGGCTATTTCTGTAGAGCGGACAATCGCGGGGGACATGAAGGACTGGGTTGAGGTTGACCCTAAGAAAGACATCTCCTCTACAAATACTATGAAGCGTTTAGCTTCCAACTTTGCTATCTCACGCAAACTAGCTTCCTTCAAATTCTACG